ATAATACTAGGGCATTTATTTTTAAGGCATTTTCATATATTAAACTTTTAATATATGTACAAAATTGATTTAAACAAATATGCCTTGTATAATATAAACTATACGAAAATGACTTCATTTCAGAATAAAATAGCAACATTTTTCAAAAAAAGAAATGAAACTTTTAGAAAACCACTGGAAAAAATAATAAACTCTATGGTAAACAAGTGTAGATATATTAACGGCGAAAGTTTAGAAAGACATAATTGGGGCGAAGCTCCATTAAAATTAAAATCTATTCCAACAAATCTCGATTCTCCTTCGTTTGAAGAAGATTTATTAAAGGCTCTTATTTCAAATGAAGAGGAAAAATCAATAATAGAATTATTATGGGGCGATATACAATTGGGCAAACGTGTTCAAGCATGTATAATAATGTGGATATCAGTTCATATTTTAAAACGTCCTGTTTTATATATTTTTAGAAATCTATCAATCGACCAAAAACAACTACAAGATGACATTATTGGCACTGAAAAATATAATTTTAATATTCAATTTATAAAAAATTTATTTGAAGAATTTAATACTGAACTCCAAGAATATTTTCAAGAAACAAATGTGGATTATTGGAAAGAATATAAATTACCGGAATTAAAGGACATAAACAGTGATGAAATAATCAGTAAACTCAGTAATAAAGAAGCAACAAATTCAACTGATATATTTTGTTGTTTAATGAACCCTGCACAATTAGAAAAATTAAATAAACAATTCAGTAAATACATAGGTTATAATAATGAATTGGTTAATATGTCGGTATTAGTTGATGAAAGTGATTTAATGTCGCCAACAGCTTCTAGTGATAGGAGTAACGATAGCGATAAAAAAGATTCTACTTTATGTGAGATATTACTTGCTAAAATATATAAAAAGGTAAAATATGTTTTACATATCACAGGTACAGCACATTCTTTGTTATACAATATTACAACGAGATTAAGTGATAATTTGGATATACAAATCAAAATATCAAAAGTTCATAAAATGAAGAGGTCTGATGATTATTTTGGTCTATTTAATAATTCAATACATTTTAATACAGAAGAAGAAAAATCCTATGAAGAATTAACAGAAGAAGAAAAACAAGAGAAGCTTAAAGGGAAATTAATTACAAAACCAGTGATTAATTCGTGGTGGGATTGTAATAAATATGATATTGTTGAGGATTATAATGTAAATATTAAAAAAATTATAGAAACCATTATAAAACGAAAAAATGTAAAATATAATTCATTATTAATATCAGAAGAAAAAATAAGAATTAATCAATTTAGTTTAGTAGATAAAATATTAAAGGATTTTCCTAGTTTATTTATTGTAATATTTCATGGAAATTGTTTAAGATTATATTTATCAAAAGAGTATGAAAAAGATATAAACCATTTGTCTAAATGTGATTCAAAACAAACATCAAGCCCAAGATTATGGCAAACCGGTGGTGTATATGGTTCGCCAATAGATACAGAACAATCTGAAAAATTACCAAATAATTATTGCTATTTTAATATTAATACTAAAATTTTAAATATCAAATTTATTTATAAATTATTAAGAATATTATTTGAAAAAAGCGAAATACCAATTAAAAATAAAACAACAATAACAATAACTGGAAAATATGGCGAAAGGGGCTATTCTTTTACAAGCGACGACTATGATACATATTCGTTTCATTTGACCGACCAATATTTTGTATCTCATGCGTCATTTAACTGCACTGATATTTCTCAAAGGTTAAGATTACAAGGAAAATATAATGATAATCAACTAAAAAATGGTGAAATGAAGCTCACCTTATGGACTACTACACTATTGCAAGATATTATACAAAACTTTTATGTAAATTTTATAAAGGAAATAGAAAAGTTTATAATGGGGTGTGAAACATGGGAAGATATTATAAGTTTACTTGAAAGCATAATAGATAATGGTAATGATAATAAAAAACTTAAATTTGGAAAATATATGAAATATATTGATGTTTTAAAGAAACGAAAAAATTTAAACCTTGATAAACGTTTTGAAAAAAAAAATAATGGATATAGAATATTACTTCTTACTGAAAAAATTGAAGATGATGAAATTGAAGAATGGTGTAAGGAAAAAAACTTACCTGCTTATGTATGTGTAAATGAAATAAAGGAAATGAATTCAGATTTATTTATTGAAAAATATGGAAATTATGATAGCGGAGTTCCTTTATATATTCCTAAAAATACTATTGTTAATTTTGATAGAATAGAATTAAATAAAGTAGTATTAAAAATGTTTCCGGATTTAAATTGTTTTAAATTAGATAGAGTAGTTCAAATTAAAAAAGGAAGTGAGAATAGCGATAGGTATAATGGTATACAAAATGCGATTGATAATAAAACTACTTATAATTATTATATTACAACACGTAAACCAAACACATATAATATTTTAGTTTATGATGATTATGCTAACATACATATTACTATTACGACCAATAAAAAATGTTTACCTAAAAAAACAAACGATTATATTAAAAAAACTCCATATTTTGTAAATGGTGATGTAGTAAAATATTCAGTTCTCAAAGAAGAATATAGACAACAAATTACTGACGGATATACAAATGAAGATAGTGATAATTTTATAGAAGATGGCGGATTACCAAGCAAATATTATTGGAAAACACCAGATGATTGGTTATATTTGTTTGATAAAAATAAACCTGATATATATTTCTTAAAAATAAGAGTTCCATCTAAAAATCCAGTTATAATACCATCAATTAGTTCAACTACTCCACTAATAAATAATGACGTATTGTTATTTACAAACGCATGTTGTAAGAAAACAGATAAAGCTAGTTTACGTTTTGGTATTAAAGATATATATACAATATATAAAACATGGTGTAGACTAAATGAAAAAAAATGGTTAAAAACACAAAAAAAATTTAAAGAAGAACTTGAAAATTTAAATTATAAAGAAGAGAAAAGTAAAGGTTCTGATATTAAAAACAATCTTGGTAAAAGAGGTTATAATATAATGGTTTCTTTGTAATTTATTTAAATATTAAACATTAAAATTAATAATATGAATAATTATATTATTAATTCATTTATTTTACAAAATAAAAATACCATACATAATATTTACGAATACATTAAATTACGGTATGATGCATCAGTTGAATTAATTAATATTAAAATAAAATTATCTGAAATGGTAAAAGACCGAATACTTTTTTTTAATAATAAAATATATGAACTAACCAATGAAGGACATGTAATATTAAATGTCCATATATATTATTATTCAAGAATCATTATTAGATTTTTTAGAAAATATAACAAAAACCAAAAATTATATGCGTTAAAAGAAATACGCTTTGAACAACAAAAACTAAGAACATATCTAATAAAAAATAAAGAACAAAAATGTATTTTATGTGATAAAAAACTTCCTTTATGTTTGTTAGAAACAGCACATCTAAAACCAAGATGTTTATTAAATTCATCTGAAATAAAAGATAATAATATTGTTGAATTTATGTGTAGATATTGTCATAATTTATATGATAATGGATATTTGGGATTATATAACGGATTATTATATGTATCGTCAATTATAAATAATTATGATTTACAATATAATAAAAATACATTAATTATACATTATAATATACACAATAAAATATATTTTAATTTTCATTATAAACATATTTATAAAAAGGGCACTTGAATAAGAAAAGGTTTAAAATTACAAATATTAATTTAATCGTTGACGCACGCGCATTAACTCATTAAATACGACAGGCGGGCTTCCTCTCACAAAATGTGATAATTTTGCCCGCTTGGTCGCCAATAACACTTTCTTTAAATCTTCGTGTTGAGAGAATTTAGCAAACATCGCATCTTCCGTTTCCTTTTTATCGCGCCCGCTAAAGAAGTCATCATCAATATTAATTTTTTTGTCTCGAATAACAGTGCCTTGATACTTACCGTTTTTACTACCGGCGCCTTCGGCCATGGCTTGATTTTTTGAGAGTTCTGAATTAGAGTCAAGAGAGAATTGTAAATAATAATCTTTATTTTGGCGTTTAAATTTAGAACCTTGATAATAATGTTCAACACTTAACCATTTATGGCCATCTAAAATAAATATGGCCGGCCAGGAATTGGAGAGCATTTTGCGCCAGGAAGTAATCCTTTTTAAATCGTCGTATTCCTTTACACCTTCCGGACCCATTATTTCGCCTGCCCCAGCACCAGGCGCCGGTTTATCCATAGACCCTGAATAAAACTGAAATACGGTTGAATTATTGTATAAATCGCTTAATAATTCTTCTTCTTGCGCTTGTACCGGCTGCGCTTGCTCTTTAGGTGCTGGTTCTTTAGGTTTGGGCGCTGGTTCTTTAGGGTTAGGTGCTGGCTTAGCTTGCTCTTTTGTTATTTCTTTAGGCTCTTTAGCCTCATCGGGCTCTTCGTTCTCATCAACAAAAAATTTTATTTTAGCGTTTAGTTCGCGAAAATCAGGAATAATAAAATAAGGCCCGGCCAATTTCTCCATACATTTAGTCACAATAAGCATTTTTATATCATACGGCAGTTCTTTAAAAGTGAACGCGCCATATTCCTTATAAGTTATGAGTTGATAATGCCCGCCTTGGTGATTTGCGATTATATAATGGTCCGGAGTAAAATCGTCTTCCACATCTTCATTCAATTGCCCGCAGCGTAAAACATGATCTATATCGCCCGCGTTATAATATTCTTCCGATAATAAAACTAATTTCACATTT